GCCACGCCGCCCCCCACCCCCCAAAATAGGCTTAGGAGTCCCGCCAACCATTCCTTAATAATCTACACACTACATATTCAAAATCCAAATAACTGTACAGAGTAAACCCCCCTTGTCCTTTTCAAATCGCAACCCCCCACCCCCTATTTGCAAAATTTTGAAAGTGCCCTATACTTGCTGCAAAGGAGCCACAATCGCCCCATGCCACTTGTAATAACACCCGAGGTCGGAATCCCATTTCCGTTCAACACAACTCCCGAAGAGATCGAAGACTTCAGGGAGAAGGCTCATGCTATGTTCCGCACAGTAGAGGAACTGGTATCTCATGGTGCTAGCGCCGAGGTCACTCAGGAAGATAAAGCTGAGTCGCACCGAATAATGGCAACGGAAAAAATGCCACATGCACGTGAAATGCGTTCGGGTACAATCATTAATCTCGAAGCCATCCTGAGCGAATGGGACGAGGAAGTATTAGACGTATCCCGTCGTCTGCGCAATTACGTCACCAATAAACTCATTATGGAATCAGTAGACCCTGATCCTAAGCAGCGCATTAAGGCGTTGGAGTTACTGGGCAAGACTGCAAACGTCGGGCTGTTTGCGGAGCGGATTGATATTAATGTGACCCACCGCACGGTGAACGATATTGAAGCTGAGCTGCGCAGAACCCTAGAGCTGTACGGCGCAACGCCGGATATTGAAGACGTAGAGCCTATTGAGAACACAAAGAACTTGGCTACGTTAAATCTTGATGAAGAATTAGGATTGTCCGATGGACCTGAATCTACTAGCTAACGTAGAGGCGGCACTGCCTAATATGCCGGATGCCGCAAGGCAGAAGGTGGGAGCGCTCGTCGCTGAGCTGCGCAAGACCGAGACCAAGAACATTGCGAAGACCGACTTCATGGCCTATGTGAATTACATGTGGCCGAACTTTATTCACGGGCGTCACCACGAGCGCATGGCCGCTGCGTTCCAAGAAGTTGCTGAGGGTAAGGTCAAGCGGCTCATTATTAATATGCCACCGCGTCATACGAAGTCAGAGTTTGCGTCATACCTGCTACCGGCTTGGTTCCTCGGGTTGTTCCCGGGCAAGAAGATTATCCAAACCTCTCACACGGCGGAGTTAGCTGTGGGCTTTGGCCGAAAGGTGCGTAACCTTGTTGACTCTGACGCGTATAAAGACATATTTCCGGACGTTGCACTACAAGCTGACTCTAAAGCTGCTGGCCGATGGGCGACTAACTATGCCGGAGAGTATTTTGCTATCGGTGTTGGTGGTGCAGTTACGGGTAAAGGCGCTGACCTGCTCATCATTGATGACCCGCATTCGGAACAAGAGGCTGCTCTGTCGGAAGTGAACCCCGAGATCTACGACAAAACGTACGAATGGTACACGTCAGGACCTCGGCAGCGTCTGCAACCGGGCGGGGCCATCGTAATTGTGATGACTCGGTGGTCAAAAAAGGACTTAACGGGTCAAGTTTTGAAGGCTGCAGCCCAAAGAAGCGGGGAAGAGTGGAAAGTTATTGAATTTCCTGCACTTTTACCGTCTGGACGCCCACTTTGGCCTGAATTTTGGTCCTTAGAAGAGCTGCAAGCCCTAAAAACCGAGCTGCCAAACTCAAAATGGATGGCTCAGTACCAGCAGCAGCCCACTTCAGACGTGTCTGCCATCATTAAACGTGAGTGGTGGAAGTGGTGGCAAGAGGATGGGCCCCCTTATTGCGAGTTCATAATCCAGTCTTGGGACACGGCGTTCCTAAAAACCGAGCGGTCTGACTATTCTGCGTGCACAACGTGGGGAGTTTTCTACCAGCCGGACGACACTGGGCGCAATCAGGCCAATATCATCTTGCTAAACGCGTTCAAAAAGCGCATGGAGTTCCCTGAGCTCAAGCAGCGGGCGATGCAAGAGTACAAAGAGTGGGATCCAGATACGCTGGTGGTGGAAGCGAAGGCTTCCGGAGCGCCGCTTGTGTTTGAGCTGCGAGCGATGGGTATCCCCGTGCAAGAGTTCGTGCCTACCAAAGGTAATGATAAGATCGCACGGCTTAATGCGGTGGCCGATATCTTTGCGTCTGGTCGGGTATGGGTCCCTAATACAAGTTGGGCTGAAGAACTGGTTGAGGAAGTCGCAAGTTTCCCGTCAGGCGAGCACGATGACTTGGTTGACTCCATGTCGCAAGCCCTGCTGCGCTATAGACGCGGGGGCTTTATTAGACTAGGATCGGATGAGCCCGACGAGGTTCCACAGTTCCGTCGGAAACGCGAATACTATTAAGGTGAAACATGTCAATTGACAAAGCACTCTATGCGGCCCCGATGGGCTTAGAACAATTACTAGGCCAAGGCGAGATGCCTGACATCGAGATCGAGATGGACTTGGACCCAGAAGAAATGGGCGACATGGACATCGATCTTGCTGGTGAAGATGTGAAGCCGGGTGATGCGTTTGACGATAACCTCGCTGAGTTGTTGCCAGAAGAGGTTTTGCAGACAATTGCCTCCGATATCATCAGTGACTTTGATGACGATGTGAACTCCCGCAAGGAGTGGGTCAAGACTTATGTAGACGGTATCGAGCTGCTCGGTATGAGCATGGAGGAGCGCACCGAGCCTTGGGAGGGCGCTTGCGGCGTGTACCACCCACTGCTGGCCGAGTCGGTAGTCAAGTTCCAGTCTGAGACCATGATGAGCACGTTCCCCGCAGCGGGTCCGGTCAAGACTAAAGTTATCGGCAAAGAAACGCCTGAGAAAAAAGCAGCCGCCGAGCGCGTGGCTGATGACATGAACCACCAGCTGACCGACGTGATGAAAGAGTATCGCTCGGAACATGAGCGGATGCTTTGGGGCTTGGGCATGTCGGGCAATGCGTTTAAGAAGGTGTACTACGACGCGCACATGCAGCGTCAGGTCTCTATCTTCTGCCCCTCTGAGGATGTGATCGTGCCTTACGGCGCGAGTAACTTGGAGACTGCTGAGCGCGTGACTCACGTGATGCGCAAGACCAAGAACGATCTGCGTCGCTTGATGGTAGCGGGCTTTTACCGCGATATCGACTTAGGTGAACCCAATAACATCTTGGACGAAATCGACAAGAAGATCGCGGAGAAGATGGGCTTCCGTGCATCAAGCGATGACCGCTTCAAGCTGCTTGAGATGCAAGTTGACTTGGTGCTCCCGGGCTTTGAGCATACAGATGAGGACGGCGAGATCACTGGCGTGGGCTTGCCCTATGTGGTTACCGTGGAGAAGGGTAGCCAGCAAGTCCTGTCTATCCGCCGCAACTGGCATCCCGACGACGAGACTTATACCAAGCGTTCGCACTTTGTGCACTACCCCTATATCCCGGGCTTTGGCTTTTATGCCTTTGGCATGGTGCACTTGATCGGAGCTTTTGCTAAAGCTGGTACGTCTATCTTGCGTCAGTTGGTGGACGCTGGGTCTCTGGCTAACTTGCCCGGTGGTCTAAAGGCCCGGGGTTTGCGAGTCAAGGGCGACGACACGCCAATCGCTCCCGGTGAGTTCCGCGACGTGGACATCCCCGGTGGAACGATCAAAGATAACATCATGCTGCTCCCATACAAGGAGCCAAGCCAGACTCTAGCAACACTGCTGCAGTCAATCATCGACGACGGTCGGCGCTTCGCTAACACAGCGGACTTGCAGATCAGCGACATGAGCGGGGACGGCCCGGTCGGTACGACGCTGGCTATTTTGGAGCGCACACTCAAGGTGATGAGCGCGGTTCAGGCTCGCGTGCACTACGCGATGAAGCAAGAGCTCGTGTTGCTCAAAGAGATCATCGCTGAGTACACCCCAGAAGACTACGACTACGACCCCATCGAGGGACCCCGCAAGGCCAAGAAGTCTGACTACGACAACGTGGATGTCATCCCTGTCAGCGACCCTAACGCCGCGACAATGGCGCAGAAGATCACGCAATACCAAGCGGTGTTGCAGCTGGCCCAGCAAGCGCCTCAGTTGTACAACTTGCCACTCCTGCATCGTCAGATGCTGGACGTGCTTGGTATTACTAACGCTAACAAGCTGATCCCGATGGAAGAAGACCAGAAGCCTACGGATCCCGTGACGGAGAACCAGAACGCGCTGATGCTACGACCCCTCAAAGCATTCCAATACCAAGACCACAAGTCGCACATCGCAGTGCACATGTCGGCTATGCAGGACCCGAAGATTCAGCAGTTGATGCAGAACAACCCACAGTCGCAACAGGTTCAAGCCGCACTGCAGTCGCATATTGCTGAGCACTTGGGCTTTGAGTACCGCGTGCAGATCGAGCAGCAGTTGGGTATGACATTGCCTCCGCAGAAGGACGCCAGCGGTGAGGACCAGCACATGGACCCACAAGTTGAGGCACGGCTCTCGCCCCTGCTTGCGCAAGCAGCACAACAACTCCTGCAGGGTAACCAGAAGCAGGCCCAGCAGCAGCAAGCCCAACAACAACAGCAAGACCCGCTGGTGCAGCTGCAGCAGCAAGAGATGCAGCTCAAGCAACAAGAATTGCAGCTCAAACAACAAGCGCAGCAGTTCCAGCAACAGATGGAGCAGCAGAAATTGCAGCTGGAGGCTCAGAAGATCAACAACCAGAAAGACATTGCGCAAGGTCAGCAGCACATTACCGCTGCCGCAAACGTCGCAAAACTGGAGCAAGACCGCAAAGAGCACGAGCTTGACTCGCGCCTAGAGGCGCTCAAACATGTGAGCACGCTCCATGAGAGACGCCAAGAACGCAAGGTTGACATCCTCCAGTCTCTTACAGAAGGCCACCGTCAGGACATCCAGCACAAAGAGGACATGATCCACGAGGGCATCCAGCATATGGTCACACAGTCTAAGCCTGTGCCCCAGCCGATGCAGCCAAAGAAACCTGAACCCAAGAAGGACAAATAATGGACGCTTACGACGTGCTCATCGGACAAATAGATGAGAAGGTTACTTCAGTCAAGGACTACATAGCGTCCGGCCACGCTGAAAACTACGAGGCGTATAAAAAACTCTGCGGCGAGATTCACGGTCTGCTCGTTGCCAGAGGTTACATCCTAGACCTGAAACAAAACTTGGAGCATTCTGATGACTGAAATACTTATCGGTACAAATCCCGATAATCCCGAAGTGGTGGGTTCTTACAAACCAGCCGCCACAAACGAAGAGAAGGCTACCCAGCTCCCGATCCCTAGTGGCTACCGCATCTTGTGCGCGATCCCCGAAGCGGAGAAGGAATACGAAGGCAGCGGCTTGATTAAAGCCGACGAGACCATCCGTAATGAAGAACTGCTCACAACCGTACTGTTCGTTGTTGCTATGGGCCCAGACTGCTACAAAGACGAAAAACGATTCCCCAACGGACCGTACTGCAAGGTGGGTGACTTTATTCTTACCCGTCCTAACGCAGGTACGCGTTTGTTAATTCATGGCCGTGAATTCCGCATCATTTACGACGACAACGTCGAAGCAACGGTGCTGGACCCTCGCGGTATTAAACGTAAATAAAGGAGTACAAGATGCCTGAATTCGAAGATCAAGCGTATAAGTTCCCTGATGAACTAACTGCCGATATCAAAAACAAAGATGGGGAAGAATCCCCTAGCTTTGAAATTGAGATTGAGGACGACACACCTGTAGTTGACCGCAATAAAGAACCCATGCCCAAGCCCTTATTAGAGGAGCTTGAAAAGGATGAGTTGGACGCTTATGACGATAATGTCAAAACCAAACTGAAGCAGATGCGCAAGGTTTGGCACGATGAGCGTCGTGAAAAAGAGCAGGCGTTGCGTGAACATAATGAGGCCGTGGCATTTGCCCGCCAGATTATGGAAGAGAATAAACGCATCAAGCATATGCTGAGCACTGGTGAGAAGGAATACATCTCAACCATTCAGAATGCAGCTGCTTTGGAGCTTGATAAAGCCAAACGCGACTATAAAGAAGCGTATGACGCTGGCGATACTGACAAGATTATTGAAGCTCAGTCCGCCATGCAAACCGCTAATTTGCGGTTGATTCAAGCTAAAAACTTCAAAATGCCCTCTTTACAACAGCAGGAATTTGAAGTACAACCTCAACCACAGCGTCAGGCCCCTCAAGTTCAAGCGCCTCCCGTGGATAATAAAGCTGTCGCATGGCAGCAACGTAATCCTTGGTTTGGCCCTAACCGAGAAATGACCGCCCTAGCTTTAGGCACACACGAACGCCTACAAGATGAGGGAGTTACTATTGGGTCTGATGAATATTATGAAGCGTTGGACAAAACAATACGCAAAAGATTTCCTGAAGTTTTCGGGGCATCTGAGAGTAGGCCTGAACAGAGCAAGACAAAAACTAGCACTGTAGTGGCTCCGGCAGTACGCACGACCTCCTCAAACAAGGTCAAGCTGAAAGCAAGCCAAGTCCAGTTGGCAAAAAAACTGGGGTTAACACCTGAGCAATATGCGCAGGCGGTATTGAAATTAGGAGCATAAAATGGCTGAGAATAGATTGACACGAGAACTTGAAACACGCGCGGTTGCGGAACGTCCTAAGCAGTGGATGCCCGCAGAAATGTTGCCCGAGCCAGACAAGCAGCCCGGATATTCATACCGTTGGGTACGCGTTTCCATGCTAGATAAAGCAGATCCTCGCAACCTCTCTGGCAAGATACGAGAAGGGTGGGAGCCTGTAGCGTTGGAAGAGCAACCAAAATTTAAACTGTTAGCTGACCCCAATAGTCGTTTCCGCGACAATATTGAGATTGGTGGGTTGTTACTTTGCAAGACGCCCGACGAGTTTGTGCAGCAAAAAGCTGACTATATTGCCCAGCAAACTCAAGCTCAGGCCGAAGCGGTAGATAACAGCTTAATGCGCCAAAGTGATCCTAGAATGCCAATCTTTAAAGAGCGGAAATCTTCGACCTCCTTTGGTAAAGGTATTTAATCTATTAGGAGTTTTAAATGGCTTATCCTATCGTTCCCGCAGCCTACGGTCTAAAACCCGTAAGCTTGACTGGGGGTCGGGTTTTCTCGGGTTCTACTCGTTTAATCCCCATCTCCTATAACTACGGCTATAACCTGTTCAATGGCGACGTTGTTGCTATTAGCGGTGGTTCTTTGGCCGTTACTGCCCTCGGTGCAGCTTCGTCGGTTTCTTCCGGCGCTGGTGCTATCGGCGTGTTTGTTGGCGCTCAATACGTCAACAGCCAAAGCCAAACCGTGCGTGCCCAGTTCTATGCAGCTAACACTGCTACTAACGGCGGCGCTTATGGCCCTAACAGCCAGCAAGGTTACGTTGTGGACGATCCGTTC